CTTAACTCAGGCGCAGGGTTGTTAACCTTTGCCGCTGGTGCAGGTGTAACCATTACTTCAGCAGGTTCAGCACCAACAGCACCAACTTTGGCACAATACAAAACAGCGGTTGCAATTCGTACAGCTGCTAATGCTTGGACTATTGTCGGTGGCATTGCCTAATGCTTGGCAACATAGTCGCTGGTACTTTTAGTGCTGGCGTAGCACCTTCTACCAACTCTTACGAATCTATTGCCACAGCGACACCTGCTGGCAATAACACAGTTACTTTTAGTTCTATTAGTTCGGGTTACAAACATTTACAAGTCAGATACATAGCAAGATCATCCTTTAGCGCTACTGGTTTATCAAGTATTGATGTTCAATTTAATGGTGCTAATACAAATTACGCTTATCACAGAATTTACGGCAATGGTAGTAGTCCAGGTGCTGATTCTGCAACTTCTCAAAGCAGTGGATTTATTGCTAGCGCAACAATGGCAAACAATGTAGCAAATTCTTTTGCTGGTGGTGTTATAGACATTTTAGATTATGGCTCAACTTCAAAAGCAAAAACTGTGCGTGCCTTACATGGTGGCGACAACAATGGTAGCGGCGGTATCAACTTAAACAGTGTTTTATGGTTTGCGACCCCAGCAGCAATTACCAGCATTACTTTTCTTTTAGGTGCAGGAGAAACTTTTGCAACCAACTCCCAGTTCGCCTTATACGGAATAAAGGATTAACATGTCATCAACTTATGAACCTTTGTATTCAACAACTTTAGGAAGCACTTCAACTTCAATTACCTTTAATTCATTTAGTGGCTATACTGATTTGGTTTTAGTATGCTCGGTTAAAAACACTACTGCAAGTTGGCCTAGTCCTAGATTACAGTTTAATACCGATACAGGTTCAAACTCATTTTATAGTAACACATTTATTCAAGGTGACGGAACATCTCCTTCAAGTGGCCGCGCATCAAATGATGATGGAATAGCACTTGGAAATGTGGACAATGCCAATTTCTCAACAGTAATTGTTAACATAATGAATTATTCAAATACAACAACACATAAAACAGTTGTTAGTCGTATTGGTTCTGGTTCATCTAATGTTCAGGCTTATGTTGGTATGTGGCGCAGAACAGGGGCAATTACAGATATAACTATAATTCCACAAGTTTATTCTTTTGCCATAGGTTCTACTTTTACCCTTTACGGAATTAAGGCGGAATAATGGCTACTACATATACCCTTATTGATAAAACCACATTAGGTTCAACTGCTACCAGTGTTACCTTTAGTTCAATACCTGCAACATATACAGACTTAAAATTGGTTGCTTCAATTAGAACAGATCGTACTGCTTCACCAGCAGAAAATATAAGAGTGCAATTTAACTCCGATACAGGTTCTGTCTATTCAGCAAAATTACTTGATGCAGATGGTTCTACTGTTACCTCTAGTCAAAATTCAGCACAAGCAAGCATATTGGCTGGTTATGGTAATACAGATGCCACCACTTCAAACACATTTGGAAGTTTTGAAATGTACATACCAAACTATCTTTCAACCAGCGCTGCAAAATCTATATCAAGTGATTCTGTTGTTGAAAATAATTCAAGTACTGGGTTTGATGTTTTAATTGCTGGTTTATGGAATCCTGCAAGTCAGGCTGCGATAACTGCAATTAAATTATTTCCTCAACTTGGTCCTAATTTTAAGATTAACAGTTCATTTTATCTGTACGGCATTTCAAACTCATAAGGAGAAACATGACAAGACCAACTAAACTCGTAATAAACTGCGAGACAAAAGAGCAGACCGAGATCGAGCTAACAGATGAAGAAATAGCTCAACTGGAAGCAGACCGAGCAAAGGCAGAAGCAGATCGAGCAGCTAAAGAAGCTGCCGATGCTGATAAGGCTGCAACTAAAGCAGCTGTATTAGAGCGACTAGGCCTAACCGAAGAAGAAGCCACAGCCTTACTTTCATGAGCCTAACCTCTTATAACGGCTGGCCAGCCAGTAAAGATAGAGCTGAAATAAAAATTAAAAGCTATCAAGTACCAGGCTGTAAAACAAAGTTAGCCTGTGCCGAAGGTGCAGCTCCATTACTAATCGGCTTTGCAGCTGAATTTCATAAGCTGATAGAGCCTATCGATGAAGGTACTTTGGATGATTGGGGCTACGCCTTTCGCATGGTAAGGGGTACCACCGACAAGCTGTCGAATCATTCAAGCGGTACAGCTATTGATTTAAATGCTCCTAAGCATCCTCTAGGCAAAATAGGCACTTTCCCACCGGAGAAGGTACCAATGATCCGGGCCCTATCTGCTAAGTACGGCCTAAAGTGGGGCGGAGATTACGTAAATCGTAAGGATGAAATGCACTGGGAAGTCAACCTAAACCCGGCTAAGGCCGCAGCTCTTATCGTCAAGTTAGGATTAAAAAATGGCTAATGCCCAAGTAACTGTAACCACGACCCCTACCCTTTTAGTCGCAGCTGATCCGCACGATCAGACCGTCATAATTAGAGCTGGGTCCTCAGATGTTTACGTCGGAAACGCTGGCGTAACTATTTCCAATGGTTTTCTAATAGAACATAAAAGCGTAGTAACTTTTCCGCTAGGAGCTTACGAAGCTCTTTACGGCGTAGTCGGTAACAGCACGGTGCTGGTAGAGATTTACTCCGTAGTAAATTAAGGAGATCTCATGGATCAATTTAAGCAAGTATTTTTAACCTGGCTTCGTGCCTCTGTAGCTTCTGTCGGTGCTCTATATCTGGCAGGTACTACAGATCCTAAGACCCTAGCTTACGCCGGCATCGCTGGCCTAGTCGGGCCTTTATTGAAGTATTTAGATACATCGGCTCCAGAATTTGGCCGTACTAAGTAATTAAATGAAACGGCTAGTAGGGCTGGTCATCCTTTCGCTGGCCCTAACTAGCTGCGGTTATCAGGGATGGATTAGGTATGGATGCCAAGAATACGAAAACTGGGAAAAGCCAGAATGTAACCCACCGGAATGCATACCTACGGGAACATGTACTAAAGACATTCTTGGAGAAGCCATTATCGAGGAACAAAAAAAATAGATTAGAGCCACAGGATATTCATGCCCGGCTGATCCTTATGATAGGTGCAACCTTATCGCTTACATTCTTCTTAGTTACTCTAGGCGTAGTTTATTCGCTTATGTTTATTACTCAGCCGATCGGGGCCCAGGCTCCCAACGATGCGGCCTTTATAGATCTCCTTAAAACACTAGCTATATTTTTAACAGGCTCACTAGGCGGCGTACTGGCTGGTAATGGCCTTAAACCTAAAGAAAAACCTAAAGATTCTATTTAGGCCGTGTCGGTTCTTGCACTATGTCGGTGTCTAGCCTTACCCTTTTATAGTTCGTATCAGACGGGTACGACAGTAAGGGCTAATAATGATAGAAATTACATGGGGGCTCCAGCTGATTTATTTGCTGGGTCTTATGAGCCCTATCCTGTTTATTGCAGGATGGGCTAAAGGTTATAAGGATGGCCATAGAGAAGGTAAATGGTCGGGTAGGCATGAAGCACAGAAAAGCCTTAGACAATGATAGTAAAGGCTCCCGAGGGTCGCTGGTGCGACTACTGTAAAAACGAATGGGGCAAAGTTAAATACGATGGTCCGGGCCAAACACAATGGCACTTAAAGGCTAGGACCGCAGCTGTCGTACTTTGTATTTCCGAAACTCCATTAGGTAAAAATAACGAACGGGCCTACTGTGCCGAGCATAGAGCCGAGTTAAGCGAATGGGCTCAGGGCGAAGTCTGGCCGTTAGTAGATCAAATGGAGTATGCCAAGAAGTTAGACCCACTTAAACTAAAAAAGGAGCTATTAGACAATGTTCAACTTAAACGACTATGAAGATGTGGCCACTAGAATTAGAAGGGTCCACGATAATTTCCCGATGGTTCGATTTAACGTAAGAGAGTTAAAGATCGATCACCAAGCCGGATACTGCTACGCCGTTACCGAAATCTACAGAGATGCTAACGATGCCCAGCCAGCTGCGGTAGATGTTGCTTATGAAGCTCGTAGCGATCGTGGCGTTAACCGGGATTTCTGGGTAGAAAACTGTATTACTTCTAGCTATGGCCGTACCGCTGGGCTATTGCTTGGTACAGAAAAAAGAGCTACCCGGCAAGACATGGAAAAGGCCCAAGCTAAAATCATGGAGCCAGTAAAGAGCGATCTTAATGGAGCTAGCCGACAAGCTGCCGAGCCTGTCGCTAACACTATGGCCATGCTGGTAGATCAACTAGGCGCAGAAGAATTAGATAAACCGCCTATCTGTAACCACGGGATAATGGTGCTAAAGAAGGGTAATAAAAATAATCGTGATTACTACGGTTACACCTGCCAACTAGGTAAAGGCGCAGAATCCTGCGAATCTATCTGGTACAAAATAGGAGCCGATGGTAAATGGCATGCGCCGAAGAAGCCAGCCTTTGAAGTTAAAGCTGGTCGTAACTTAGTTAATGAGATGTTAAATGGCGACACCTAAAATACTAGAGAAAATAACTTATCTAACTACTATCAAAATAAGGAGTAAAGAAATGGGCTACGTTGAATTTAGTGCTGGCGGTATTGCTTACAGAATGGAAGGCGGTGCCTTCGTCTCAGCTGTACCTGCTAAGAATTGTGATGCTTGCTTCTGCGATGTCTCGCCAGATGGCGGAATAGAAATTACGAACGTCGATAAAGAGGTCGTATTATGGATCTGCTCCAAGTGCCGCAAGAGATAAGGGTCGTGCTCGATTATGCTCAGGAGCAACAAGCTCATAGCATCGGATTCGAGCGAATTACCCAAGTACAGGCCCGGGTCGATGCAGCTTCTAGGCGAAATAAAGGCGTCAATTATCACGAAGCCGTTATGGAATCTAGCGAAGCTGTAGGGGCCGAGATAGCTGTAGCACAATACTTCGGCATAAGCGGATTTCAGCCTACGGTTAACACTTTTAAAAATGAAGCTGATATAGGTGCGAAGATTGAGGTTAAATGGACCAAGTACCTCAATGGGCATCTAATCGTAACCAACAACGATCGAGAGCATGATATAGCTGTATTGGTTACGGGTAAAAGTCCGGTGTATATCATCGCCGGATGGATACCTATAACAATGGCCAAGAAGCCTCGATACAGGAATCAGGATGGTTCATACTGGATAGATAGGCCAAACCTATTTCCCATCGAAGATCTTAAAAGGAGTATCTATGGTGAAAGTTCGTTTTAATTGCAGAGTATGTAAAGTAAAGGTAGATGGTGCGGTATTAGCAGAGTTTAGCGAGCTTCTACCGCCGGGCCTTAAATGCGTCGAATGCTCTAAGTGCGGTGTACTAGGAATCGAATTAAATCCAGAGATTATAGATTCCGACCTGCCGTCTGACCTGCGGTTATCCGAATGAATTTGACTATGCTGGTACGCTCCGACATCGCTGGGCGAGCCGGCAAAGCCGGGGTAGCTCGCAGGGCGATTTTGGTGCTTTGGGCCGGGCTATTGCTTAATACGATTATGCCGGCAACTACAGCTTACGGATTAAAAGAAAACAAAGAAGCTTATAAGCTTTATGCCTATACAAAACTATTCAATGCTAAAGAGTTCTTCTGTTTAAATGCATTATGGGCTAAAGAGAGCCAATGGTCTGCAATAGCAAAGAATAAGAGAAGTAGTGCCTTTGGCATACCACAGCTATTAAAGCTTAAAGAGAAGGACCCATATCGTCAGATAGATCTGGGCTTGAAGTACATAACTGCAAGATACTCAACACCATGTAATGCATGGGCATTCTTCAAACTTAAAGGATACTATTAATAGATGGCAAGTAAGCGTAATGATCCTAGAGTTAGTAGGGATTGGAAGAAGCGTAGATTAGAGATCTTATCAAGAG